TACAGTTATTACTCAATGATATGCCATTGATTGATTACACGCCAATAGAACGCCCTAAACTGAATGACGATGCAATCGTTCAGTTGGCTGACGAACTTAAGAAACACTATCCACAGTTAGATTATGATACTTGGATACGTGTAACTTGGGCATTCTGCAATGAGCTTGGTACTAGTGACGGTGTTGCTATTATGAAGTATCATTATCCAGAAAGTAAGAGTGGTGAATATAGAAAGTTTTACAACAAATCAAACGTTGGTAAAAAGATTACTATAGGCACAGTTATCAAAATGATAAAAGATCGTGGCGGTTTTACTAAGGTGCCTAAACAGACATACTTAGAAACAAAACTCGCTGAAATACAAAATAAGTTAAGGAAACTAAAATGAACCAAATACAAAAAATTGAAAAAGCAAAAGAAGATTACTTTCAGGAAATCTATGACGATGTAGAGTGGGCGTATGGAATGGCTGAATGTCTTATTGAAGATAGAAAAATACATATTAGTTGGGCTGAACGTATTGAGTTAGCAAAGATGATGTTATCACAAATGAATGTCTATGCTGACGCAATGACTGAGGATGACGATGGCTCAAACTAAAAAGTCGCTTGAAAACAAGCAAAAGATGTATGAAGATGCTATCAACAAAATGAATGTTGAAGAAGCAGGATTACAATCATTAATCAACAATGTAGACATTGACGATAAGTTAAGACACGATTATGTTATTCAACTAAACAAGCTTAAAGCTGGATTAGAAGAACAGAAGAATGAACTACAGAAAACTACATTAGAACTTGAAGAAAAGTTTCTAACAAACAAAATCAAAAGTCAACAGAATGTAAGTCAAGCGTTGAACGAATTCAACGCATACTTTATAAGCTCAGAGAGTCAGTGGTATTGTATATACAGCGAACAAGAACGTAGGCATCAACCTAAAGTTAACATTGTAAGCACTACTACAATGAAAGATATGGTGTTTGGTGCAACAAACTGGTTCGCTGATACTGACAGAGATTTGAAACAGATTGCACTAGACAATAACAGATACTTTCGTGATGTAGAACGTAGCTTTTTACCACAAAGTAAGAATACGCTCAATCAAATGAATGAGTTGCGTAAGTATTGGTTAAAACCACTTGAGTGTGAAAGTTATCACGAAGCATTCGATATGCTATTTAGTAACTTAGTTGGTCACGATATTACATACAAAGAACAGATTGAACGTTACATTGCTTATAGTTATGTAAAGCCATACGATATCTTTGCGCCTAACATTGACAGTAGTGCTAAAGGTGGCGCAGGTCGTGACACAGTATTCAGAATACTAGAAATAATCTTTACAGAAGAATGTTGTGGCGAAGCTAAGAAAGAAACAGTTCAAGGTACACATAATGGTGAGTTATGGGGCAGAGTCTGGGTCAAGATTAGTGAGTCAAACAATCGTGCTATGGACATTAATGAGCTTAAAAACTTGACAGGTGGTCATAACTTTAGATTAAGACGAATGGGCGAGAATGCTGTGCAAGCACCACGAACGTTTAGATTCTTTATGATGAGTAACAACTATGAAGGAACTGCTAGATTGACTGGTGGTGGAAGTACTGCTGAAGATAGACGTTGGGAACCCATTTTCAGCACTACTAGTTTGTTAGACACTATTGCTGTGTTAAAAGGCTTTGATTTAGGCAGTCGTGAAGCTAGCGAGTTACTAAATGATTGGCAGAACAATGTCTATCAGAACGAGGAAGAAATCGCTAAGTGGTTGTATTGTATTATCAAAAAATATGATCCAGAAAACATTCAAAAACTAAGACCAGTTCACGGACAGTATTATGAGCAAATGGTAGAACGTCAAAAGAATAGTTTCAGCGTGTTTATGGAAAAAATAGTAGAACTAAGTAAAGTTTCTAACTGCTATGATATTGACAAAATCTACAAGATTTTTAAGATTGTAAGCAATACACCACTCAGTAAGAATAGTTTTGCTAAGAAAATGTGCGAATGGTTATTACAAACACAAAGTACTGAGTATGAGATTAAAGTTAAGAATATTTACACTGATGAAATAGATAGACTTAAACGACAGAAAAGACAGGTTGTATGTCCGAAAGACTTTGTGCAAACAGGTCGCCCATATGATGAAGAAGTCGATAACAGATTAGTATTTGATATATTTGATTTTATTGAAGAAAGTGATGAAAGAGGCGAGAGTATTGTTGACGAAAAGAACAAAGAATTGGGCGAGAAGCCACACGTCAACAACATTAAACAAGAGTTATTTTAAATGAGTATTTTAAGTGAGAAAATCGAGGTCAGCGTTTTTACAGCGAGCAGGTGGTGGGCACCTGCTCCGTATAAAGAAAGTTTTGACGATCTTCTCACTTAGATTCCTATTTGGAAAACAAACAAAAAAATTCAAATACATTATAGAGATGTAAATACAAGTATGAAAACGAAAAGTTATATGAGATATCACCGTTACGACCAAAACAATGTCAAATACATTAAACGCTTTGAGCTTAATGAAACTGTGCCAACAGATGCTCCACTAGGTTTTACACAGTGGATTCGTGGTACCGGTCCACACAGTGAAACAGCATTGCATAACGTTGCAGAAGGCGTGCGTAGAGCATGTCTTGGCGTACCCAAACCGCCAGAGCAACGTGAGAAAATGCGCTTGGCAAAGCTTGGTGTACCAAAGAGTTTAGAGCATAGAGAGAATATGCGTAAGAGTTGGTACAAACGTAGAGAGCTAGAATTAGCCGAACGATATATAGTTGATGAAATACAACCCACGTCAACTACATCTTCAGCATAAGTTAACTCACACAAACGTACAAACTAGCGTGATACAAAAGTATAACGTTAAGTTTAATGAGTGGGAGTTTAGTTCATGGAAGTGCCAGCATTGTAATACAACGTTGAAGTTTGCTAGTAACGTAGTAAAACACTATAACACTTGCAGAGAACTAAATAGTATTAAGAAGAAGGAACTAAGTAATGCCGATACAAACAATAATGATTAAAGGTCAGAAGATGTATAGATGGGGCGACACTGGTAAGCCATATAAAAATCGTAGTGATGCTGAGAAGCAAGCGGCGGCGGCATATGCTAGTGGTTATAAAGAACCAATGAAAGATATGAAGGGTAAGTAATATGGCAACACAACGTATGACAATGAATGGCAGAACAATGTACCGTGATGGCACTAATGAAAAGCCTATGACTGAAAAGCCCGGCACCAAGAAGAAGGGCGCTGATGGTAAACAATGTTGGGATGGCTATCGTTATGGTGGCACAGTGAATGGCCGTGATATCTGCACCAAAATGAAAAAATAAATTATATGAATGAACAAATAGAATACACATACAAACTATACCGAGATGATGACGAACAGTTAGTCGTTACAGTAGACCCATTAGTAAAAGACATTGAAGTATCATTAGAGAAGATGATGAGTATGAATGTTGATGAACTAAGTGATGATAACAAACATATCTTTGAGATGAAGATACTTGGTCTACGAACGATACATCAATTCTTAGGTGCATTACAACAAGAGCAATACCTTAAAGATTATAAACAGGGCCTAACAACAGAACTTAAAGGCCAAATCAATGTTGATACAAATCAAATGATTGATAGTATTACTAAAGGAGCATTACATTGAGCACATTTCAAGGCATCATGGACAAGCCATTTTACGTTGGGCACATAAAGAACTTTGATAAAATGGTCACAGAACTCAGTCCATTTATGAATGAGATTGAGATCGACCAATGTATAAGCTTTATGCACACACTAACTGATACAAAGAACGATATCAATCCAAGTCCAGAAGATTGTAAGACGCAACTACAAATAATGTTTGGACGTGATAGATTTTTAGAATTAACACAACAATGGGGCAAGAAGAATCAAAAGTTCCTATCGGTGTTTGGTGCATTGAAGTATAAAGACAAGCGTGATGGTAAGTTTTATGATGGTCTAGACGAGACAGACAATGTAGAAGATTACGAAAAGGTTTATATATGAATGCAATAAATTTTGCGCCACTCTTTGAACTTATGCAAGAGCGTGATCGTATTCTTAATGAAGGTACGTTAGAAGAAGTTATTGAGTTAGCTAAAGAGTATCATATCAATAGCAATGAAGAACATACGACAACACCTTATAAGTTAATGGTCGATAGAATAAAACAGAGATTGACATTAGAGAAATTTGATTGGACAACAATATGAACTGGTTTAAAAGTGTTTGGTTAAGAATGCGTAAGAGCAATGGATTACCTGGCAATGAAGTATTAGTGCCTATGACGCCACAGCCCGTCGAAGCAAAGCCTAAACGTGTAAGGAAGAAAAAAGATGTTAACAATACGTGAACGATTAAACAATCCCGGCATAGTCAGAGTGTACTTGCAAATGATTAGAAACGATACAGTAGATATCGTTACTGATTTGCGTAAGACATTACACGACAATGCAAAGGATCATCCTAAGCTAGCAATACTTGAAGAAGCATTTGTTGCACGACTAGGCAAATGAATCGTAAAGTGTTTTTAGGCTATTGCTACTGCGATAGTCGTTTTCGCACCATCGAAAACATAATAAAGAATGGTACAATGGAAGAAGTGTTAGAGATACAAGAAGTTAATGAGTCGATGCCAAAGATGCATCGATATCGTGAAGTCTTTAGCTTATTGAAGGAGAGATTAAATGGGTTATAGAGCAACAGAAGCAATGGCCGCTAATGCGAAGCGTGGCTTAGAGATGCGCCAGAAAGTTAGTCCAAGCAATCGTGGCGGTACCGCAGTAGGATTAAATCGTGCAAGTCAGTTTGCAAATAGACGAGAAGTTAGTTTAGATACAGTTAAACGAACCTATAGCTTTTTAAGTCGAGCCGAAGTGTATTATAAGCCAGGAGAGAATACGCCTGGCACACAAGCGTATCTGTTATGGGGAGGCCCTCCAGGACTAACATGGGCTAGAAACATATTACGCAGTGAAGGATTATTAGATGACTGAAATAGTTAAAAAAGGTAGAGGTGGCGCACGTGTAGGTGGTGGTCGCAAGAAGGGCTCGACACAGAAGTTAAGTGCCCAAACTATATTAGCCGCTATAGAACAAGCTGACAAACCTTTTGCCGAAGGCTTTGCAGAAGATTATCATCAAGCTAGACTAGGTGATGACAAGCATTTATTACAGAAGTATCAGAGTATGATACTGAACAAAGTTGTTGCAGATAAGCAAGAGATTGATGTGACTACATTAGGTCAATCAATGAACAATAACTTTGTGTTTCCAACAAAAGAACTAAGTGATTGGAAAGAGATTCCAATCAGTTACAGTGTGAATGAATAATATAGAGATACCACTATATGGCGAGCAAGCAACAATATTAAATGACTGGCTCACTACTGACAAACATTGTGTGGATATTGTTCCAGTGGGTAGTGGTAAGACATTTCTTGCCAGTATCGCCCTACCACTATTTGCTAGTGATGCGAGATACCATAAAGGTAAAGACATAATCTACAGTGCGCCAACAGGTGCGATGATTAAGTCACTAATTTGGGAACCTCTAAAGCATAGTTGCATAAATCATTTTGGATTAACTGATGGTAAAGATATTAATAATAGTGAGCTTACAATTAAGTTTCCTAATGGCGTATTCATTCGCTGTAAAAGCGCAGAACAACGTGAGAACTTACGTGGTCTTAACGTAGGCGTGTGGGTCGCTGACGAAGCCGCACTCTATACGCAAGATACACTGCAAGAAATAACAAATCGATTGCGCCCTCGAGTAGGTCAAGCTGATACGCAAGGTAGATTGATTGTGATTAGTACACCTAACGGCACAGGTCCACTGCACGATCTGTTTACATTAGCACTAGAGAATGATGAGAAGTATGTTGTTCGTCATTACAACTACCTACAAATGCGTAGTGGTAATAAAAACTTTATTGATGAACAGAAACGTATCATCAGCCCATTAAAGTTCAATCAAGATTATATGTGTCAGTGGGAAAGTGTTAGTGATGCGTTCTTTTATACGTGGGACAGACACAAATACACACGTGAAGTCAAAGACTTTGGTGGTGATTTATATACATTCCACGATTTTAATAAAAGGGTTATGTGCGCTACTGTTGCTCAAGTTAAAAAGAGTGGGCATAAAGAAGGCACGATAGAGATATTAAAAAGTTATGCGATACCCGACTGTAGTACAGAAGGTATTGCTGATGCGATTAGACAAGATTTTCCTAAACGTAGAATCAATAGTATTATCGATATGAGTGGAACACAAGTGAATCGTGATACTACAAGTCCCTTTGGCGTAACAGATCGTATCATCTTAGAGAAGTATGGCTTTACTATTGTGAATACACGTAAGAGTAATCCATTGATTACAGATACAGATAATACTAGCAACGGTTTTATAAATCGTGGTGGATTAGTTGTGCAACCAGATGATAAGTTTTTATTAGAAGCATTACAAACATATCATTTCGAAGATGGTAGTCGCAAGAAGTTAGTCAAGTACAGTGAGAGTAGATACGCACACATTGACGGATTAGGTGATTGCATACGTTATGGCATACATCATCTGTTCCCGATACAACACGACAGCTTACCTATCAATGAGTTTGTAGGTATGGATCAACGCTTTGCGAGACAGAATAAACCTGGCTTAGAGCATATGCCTGAGAGTCCATTATATCCAGGTGGACCGAGCTGGGAAGAGATTATGAATGGTGATGTTGTGGAGGATTTTCAAGTATGGGCTTAAGAATGGGTAGAAGTAAAGGATGGACGAATGGAATTCCATTAATGGACAGACTGTTACGCAATCTTGTAGTAGACCAACACTCTAACTGTTGGGAATGGCAAGGTGGTAAAAACAACATTGGTTATGGTATGATACGTGATGGCAAACAAATGCGAACAACACATCGTGTAAGTTACGAAGAACATAGCAATACTGTAATACCTGCAGGCTTAGTAGTAATGCATAGCTGTGATAACAAGAGTTGTTGCAATCCTAGTCATTTAAGCTTAGGCACGATGAAAGATAATATGCATGATATGATTAGAAAGAATCGTCATAGGCCCTTTGGTGGTGTATTAGCGCAACGCGGAATGACTGGTAAGAAACAACCTCGCACAACCTGCAAACATTGTATGCAGTCAATGCCAAACAATAGCTATGCAAGATATCACGGAGATAAGTGTAAGCTTAAACCTTAAGCATAAATACATTATGCATAAATCAACAGAACTCGCTCTAAGCGATATAAAGAGACAAAACAATGTACAACAATCGTGATTTACTAAAACGCAATGTAGTATACGACAACATCTATTTGCAGATGTTATCGTATCAATACGCATATCTTGGCGGCATTACATTTAAACAAGCTGTTCGCAAGAAAAGACCTAGTGAAGATAGCACACTCTATCTTGACTTAGTAGCTAATACAGTAGCACAGCCTATCTGTCGTTACATTGTTGATACTATCAATGATGTATTGTTTGAGCCAGGCATCAAACGCAATTTACAGTTTTGTACACCACAAGGTAAACACATCGCTCCTGAGAATAATGAATGGATTGATTTGTTTCAGTTAGATGCCGACTTAACTAATCGTAGTATGAATGGCTTTATGGAAGGTGTAGGAGATTTAACAAGTATATTTGGGCATTGCTGGGTCGCAGTCGATATGCCCCAAGCAACAGAAGGGAATCTTGGCAGACCATATGTGTGTGCCATTAGCCCATTGGATGTATGGGACTGGGAGTTCGACTACTACGGTGGTCGACCACTGCTCAAATATGTTAAAATCAAAGAGATGGAAGAAACAGATTGTTACTACATCAAGTGCTATCATTTGGGCGATGCAACAACTCCATCACGTTGGGAAAGCTATGAAGTACAAAAAGGACCTGGTAAAGAAAATCAACCAGCTGAGAAAATAGGCGAAGGTACATATCCACCTGGTATGAGCGTACCTGTATTCATAGCATATGGTCGCAGAGACCCAAGAACCATGGAATGTGGCGTAAGTGATATTGATAGCGCAAGTGACGCACAAAAAGAATATTATAAATTAGAATGCGAAAAATATACAGCATTACAGTTTGCTCACACTATCATTCGTGCAGATAAAGGCATTAGTGTTCCAGTACACGCAGGTGCTATTGTTCGTGCTAATGAAGGACAGATTGAAGCTATTGCAATCGATACTGGTGACGTAGACGCAATCATTAGAACGCAAGATAATTTATTAGAACAGATAGAAGCACTGACTGGCCTAGGTGGATTACGCACAAGTAAGAACCAAATTGCGTCAGGCGTTGCTATCATTGAAGAACGCAAACAACTACACAGAACTGCTAAAGCTAAAGCCAGACTGATGGAAGTCACAGAAGAAATGATTTACACTTACGCCGCACGTTTTATGGATCAACGTTGGGCTGGTGAAGTACACTATAACACTGACTATGAAGCACACGATACTAACTATCGTATGGCATTAATTAAGTCTGCTAATGAGTTAGCTGGTGAGAATGAGATCGTTAAGTCATTGATTACAAAAGAAATCATTGCATTGCTGTCACCTGCTGAAGACATACCAGAATATGAACAAGTTTACATCAATACGATTCCATCTAGTGAACTAAAAACATTGATGCAAGAAAACAATGACCAAGTATTAAGCAGAGATTTAGAACCTAGTATGATACCAGAACACGAACAGTATGGTGAAGAAGATGGTAAAGAAGAAGCTGAATACGATAATGAAAACGGAGAATCAGACAATACATCTATACTAGGTGGTGCTGGAACTCCAGTAACAGACGTAGGATTAACCTACTATCCAAATCAAGTAGCACCTGCACTATTGCTAGGTGGTACAGCAGGTAGATAATACTGCCTATAAACTAATTGTAATAAATACAATACAAACTCGGTGATAACGTAAAATCAAGGAAAAAATTAAATGGATCAAAAATCTTTCGTTGGCAACGACAGCCAGACTAATGCAAACCAGTCAGCCCCAGGGCAAGAAGGTGGCGAAGAACAGGTAAACCCTGGTGCTATTCGTAAGAGTACTACACAAAGTTTATTGACTGCACTTAGCAATGCTAGTGGCACGAACTTTACCAGTGTAGAAGATGCTCTTGCTTATGTTGCTAGAACATCTGCTCAACAACTCGGTGGCAACGTACAGCCAGTGGAACAACCAAAAGTACAGCAAAGTTCAGGACGTGTAACAACTAACGACTTGCACGAACGTTTCAATGAACTATCACAAAATCTTGCTCGTAAAGAGCAAGCATTGCGTGAGAAGGAACTTGATAGCGATATTCAGCGAGCAATGGGTGACAAGTTTGATAGTGACTTACTTGATTATGCATTGAATAAAGTGAAGAACAATATTCAATGGAACGATGATGGCACATATGCTATTGTCAATCAAAAAGGTCAAGAACGATACGGTAGTGATGGTATGCCACTTACAATCCAGGGATTGGTAACAGAAGTAGCTCAGGGTAATCCTAAGTTAT